TTGACTATTCTATCCTACAGGAAGGCCACTACATAGGCGGTTCAGGTTGCTTCATGGTCGGCACGAACGTCTTAATCCGCCGTAATGGCAAAACTGACTAGGGAGAAAGCAAATGATTAACCACAACGACAGAATAGACCGCGATGAGATGCTTGCATCCGAGCTGCGGGCTAGAGTACCCAAAATGAGAACACTTGTCTTCAGCAACGCAGATGCAACACCTAAAAACGTAAGGGTCGAATGCGGCTTGGATTGCGTAGGGGACATAATGGAGTGGTATGGCGGCTACTTTGCAGGGGATCATTACACAGTGACCTTAGATGGCCGTGATGTTCCGATTGATCAATACGGCTCAGCAAAGGGAGAAATAAAATGATAATACGTGAGGAACAGATTGGCGATTGCCGTATGATACTGGGCGATTGCTTGCAGGTCATGCCGACTCTGGGCAAGGTTGATATGGTTCTAACTGATCCGCCCTACGGGACAACGGCCTGCAAGTGGGATAGCGTAATTCCGTTCGAGCCAATGTGGGAACAGCTTAAGAGGATCATAAAATCTAACGGCGCTATTGTTATGACCGCAGCGCAGCCATTTACATCAGCGTTGATTATGTCGAATGTTAAAATGTTTAAGTATGATTGGACGTGGCAAAAACCAAAGGGAACAGGACATTTAAACGCTAAAAAAATGCCCCTGCGCGACAAAGAGGATATATTGGTATTTTACGCTAAACAATGCGTCTACAACCCAAATATGACAGCGGGGCCAGCATACAAAGCCAAAGCCGGTGACCCAACTAAGTCAACTTCTATGACTAAAAGTTATGGCACCTACACCAACCAAAGATCCGATAACCTTGGTGTAAGATACCCAAAGCAAGTTCTATATATGCCAGCCGTAGAGCGCGGCTCGGTCCACCCCACACAAAAACCCGTTGCACTAATGGAATACCTAATCAAGACCTACACCAATGAAAGCGAGACCGTTCTGGATTTCACAATGGGCAGCGGCACGACTGGCGTTGCGTCTGCCAACTTGGGCCGCCAATTTATTGGCATTGAATTTGACCCAGATTACTTTGAAGCAGCCTGTGACAGGGTGCGCAAGGCATACGATAATCCAGCCAAATTCAACAGGGAGAAATAAAATGATTAACCACAACGACAGGATAGACCGCGAAGAGGTGCGGGTTAAAGCCTAAAATTTAAAGGAGGCTAACGTGGACTTATACACAATACGAGGCACTGAACGATGCTCGACGTAGGAATAAGATGCCGTGCCAGTATCCGGTCTTTAGGTGTTTCACCGATACGGCTTTGGCTTGCCTCAAAGATGGGTCAAGACCTTGATGGCGAGGTCGTCGGTGATCTTCGGGTCCGGTATGTTGAGTGGCGTGGTGAAGTCTACACTATTGTTAAAAACTGTTCACAATAGGAGAAACAAAATGATTGATGAGCGCAACCTAAAACCCATGACAAGAACCGTCTGGAAGCTGTTCAATGACGGTGTGGCGGCGAAAGAGATTGAGGCAATGACTGGCCAGAACAAGCGAACCGTAGCCATGACCATATACCGCGGCCGCGTCAGTGGTGACTGCAAGCCCAAGGAAAAGACGCTGACTACAGTGTTCAACAAGTCGCCGCTTGTCTGGGGTTCAGTCAAGCAGATGAAGGTGGCCATATCTGCCGATCAGGCGCAATGGTTATTTGATGAAGCCGAGAACTGCGGATGCAGAACTGTTTCGGAGTATATTTCAGAGCTAATTCTGGACGCATATGAAGAAGCCCAACATAAAAAAGGACCAACCGATGACTGATTCAATCAGAGACGACATACTAATTCCGGGGTCAGTCCGAACAAACCACCGCGTGCTGGGCTATAGCGACTTGAATTTCGCTTTGCGTCTGCACTGTGTCGGCCCTGCTCCGTGTGGGTAGGCTTTTTCGCCACTCATCACAGATGGCCAGCTCAGTCGCGGTCGACGCTGATGACGTAACACATCCGCTCAAAGTCGCGATGCACGCCGCCAAAATAACACACTTGCCGACTGTGGAACTCGGTGCCATATGCTGCGTGTCGTAATCGGAGTTTATCATGCTTTCACCCATAGAGATTTCTCGCCTTGTTTTGTACTGCCCCAAAACGGGTGTACTTAAATGGAATGCCCGAAGCCCTTCTGATTTTAGTCACTACAATCACGGACCCGAATGGGCCGCGAACAATTGGAATGCCGCGCACGCGGGCAATAAAGCGGGCGGCCACAGACCAGATGGATATATTCAGATTACCATAAAGCAAAGAAATTTTCGTGCGCATCGCATAGCTTGGGCTGTTACTCACGGGGCTTGGCCTGAGTGTCAGATTGACCACATCAATGGCGTTCGGGACGACAACAGGCTGGCAAACCTTCGTGCTGTAGACGCCACGCAGAATGCAAGAAACGCAGCCGCGCCAAAGACCAACAAGTCTGGAAGGGCTGGCGTTTATTATAACGAGGCAACCCCATCCCTTAAACGCCGCTGGCAGGCAACCATTGGCGACTGCGGAAAGAGGATACACCTTGGCAGCTTTATGACTATGGCAGAGGCTATCGCCTCTAGGGATGCCGCTGAGAAGGTGCTGGGTTATACCGCCAGACATGGGCGTTAATCCCTCCATCCAGAGTCGTCAAACTCCCTTAGCCGCTCATCAAGATTACTAGCCCTGCGGCGTATATCTTCAGCATTTTCCAAGTCCTTTATCTTAGCGTTTTTGCGCTCTGCACGCTTTCCACTGCTTTTGATTGCAAAGAAGGCACCGACAAGGGCCATGATTGCCCCAGCCCCGCCAAGCACTTTCGTTATTATAAGGCTCATCATGTGAACCAAGTCCTGAATACAGCAATCAATGCTGGACCACCGATAAGCGTGACTTGAATAACTGGCTCCTCAATCTCTGGCGGGATGATGTCTAGGCCCACGAGGATGCCCACAAGGGCCATTATTAGGGCCGTGTAGTTGATCTTTGATTGCTTGGGTAAGTTGGGTGCCGTTTTCATCTTTTGCCTCCTGAGAGCAGTTTAATGATAATGCCGATGATGGCCTGCAACAACCCGCCTGACTTGGGCTGCACTGGCTTTATATCGAGCCATTCGCTTACGCTGAAACAGGGGCAGGCTTTGTTCGCGTATTGGTTGTGGCCGCTGATTTTGTCAATCGTCGGGTGGCTTGCCTGCAAATCGCCTATCAGGTCACGCAGAGCGGTGTCTTGATCTGGCGTGAAGTTGTCAGAGAACGCCCCGTCTTTTTTGCCGCCAAACCCGCCAACTAGGCAGATGCCAATGCTGCCGCGATTCTTGCCCTTAACGTGTGCGCCCACAACAGACACCTCACGGCCTTTGGCTACGTCCCCGTCAGTGTCTATGACAAAGTGGTAGCCAATGTCGCTCCAGTTCTTGGCCTTGTGCCAGCGGCGAAACTCATCACGTATTGCTTCAACACCTTTACCCGCCCACCAGCCTTTTTTGGTAGCAGATGCGTGAATGATAATCTCGTTGATCTTTCTCATATCGGTTCCTCTATTTATCCAGCGTTGATGCGCCGAAGATGATTAGGCCAGACAGGATAAAAAACATCAAAGCACCGAACACCATGCTGATGATACCCAATATTCTGTCCCTCTTGTCCGCCTGCGCCTTTAGCGCGGTCGCGTGCCTTACTCTAGCTGCGGCCTGTTCTCGCAATACCGTCTCCCACATATCTGGAGGCCCATACAGCCTGCACACGCTGCGCAGGTCATCAACGGCCTGCTTGTGGGCCATCTTCGCTTGAGCAATGGCGAAGCCTTCTTCCTCGCTTGACGTCAGATTGCCCAGAAAGCCCTTGTGGCCCCCAGACTCGGCCATTCTTATCTCGGCGTCAAGCTGAGCCAACTTGCCAAATTCGGGCATTAGCGACGACGCATCTTTCCCCGCCTTAACCGCAGCAGAAATCGCACCAGAAACGGCTTTGACTGCACCAGCTAGAGCAAGGACTTCAATCATTAGGAGCTACCTTTTAAATAGTAAGTTACACCCGCTGCGACAACTATCCAGAATATACGTTCAGCAAACCTCAATGACTGGCCGTTGTTGCCCGTCTTTTCCTCGACGACCTGCAACCGCTTGACCTGCGCCGCTCGGTCTTTGTCTATGGCGTCGAGCCGATTAAACAGCGTGACCAT